TGTTCTACCTATTAAATTTTCTGTTTGACCAGTTGTAGCAATACATCTTAATATTTTTTTAATATTCCACTGACCGTCTGAGGCTCTTAACATTTGTTCTTTAGGATAAATTGTTTCAGAATTTAACCCAAATAACATTTTAAAAAATATTTCATGTCCTCTGGCAGTACCTTTTGCTCTATATAAAGATTTAATATTTTTAATTAATTTTCTTTTATCTATTTCAGAAAATAAAGTTTCAGGTAAAGTATTTAAAAATTCATTTCTAAACTTTGTTAAAAAGTTAGAAATAACTTTATCTGGATCTCTAAATTCTAAAAGTTGTTGAATAGTTGAAACAGGATTTGGTTTGTAATTATTAATAACAGCACTAGCACTAGAAGAATTACCTGTTATAGTTTCACCGTCTTTAAATTTATTTTGTGATGAAATATATAATTTACCATTACTTAAATCCTCTGTAAGAACTGTTGCTGTAGCATTTGAAGTAGAACCTGTAATAGTTTCACCTCTAGTAAATTTACCATAAGTAGAACTTTCTAAAAGTATTTTATCGCCAGCGTCTTCTTGTGTTCTTTGTGATGTTAATTTAGAACCATCTAATAGTAATTCGTTTTCTAAAGTTGTATCAGTCTCTAATATTATACCGTCTGTTGTTTGTACACTAGTTACGGATAGCTCTGCCGCCTCCATAAAAGTATAATACTGTTTTACAAATTCTAAAAATTTAGGATGTTGCTCTAAAACAAAGTCAGGAGCCTGACTGTTAACTAGATTTGAAATTAAGTCAGTGAACTTTGCCATTTTTAATAACTACTTGTTGTTGTATAACCTACACCTGCGCTAGCAGAACCTCCAACAAACGTATCAGCTTCAACTGTAATTGTAGAGTTAGCTGTATCTATATTTAAAATCTGATCTCTAACAGGAACAATATCATTTGAAGCAGGCTCTACTGTAATTTCTATAACAGTTGAAGAAGCTCCTCTAATATTTTCTATTGAAGATACATTTAAAGAATTAATAGTTATTTGACCTGTTGAGTAATCAACTGTACCTTGTGTATTGTTAGCATATGTTCTTACAGTACCTACAAAATAATATCTTCTAATATTACCTTCTCCATCATCATCTAAGTAATAAATGTTTGTTGTATCGCCATCTACTTTAAAACCTGAAGAAGTGATTACACCACCCATACTTGATTTGTGTCCTGAGTGTGGATTAAAAATACCGTTTCTAAAGTAAACATCATATCTAGTAGATGTACTTAAAGTAGGTGTAAAAGATTTTCTAACTTTAATAGTAGTTACATTTGATAATATAGATGTATCTGTATCATCTATTTGTTTAACTACTTTTGAATGTCTAAAGACACTATCAAATTTTTGTAAAGTATCAGTATTATAATTATCTAAACTTGTAATTATATTTGATTTAATTGTATCAGCATTTTTTGTGGTTGCCTTTTCATCAAACTTAGCAGTTGTTGTTAATATAATATCTGTTGTTTCTGGATCAACAATTACAGGTGTTACTGAAGCAACATTATATTTTTTTAATTGTGTCACTAAATCAGTTTTAGTTTGATTAGTTAATGTAGAACCAGAGGCAGCCTTAATAGCAATTTTAACTTGACCGTAAACTGGATTTTCATCATCTTCGCCACCCCAAGCAGAAACGGCTTGTGCGTTAGGATATAATTCAGTTACTAAAGTTTCATAATCACCTGTAGTGACTGCTCTATCTTGCCTTGAATATTGTAAAGGTGCGTTAAATCTAATTGACTCTTTTGTTTGAGGATCAGAACCACCTTGTGAACTTGAATTAGTTGTAATACTAACGTCTGTAAATCCGCCTATATTACCTGATAATGTAAATGATGAAGCACCGTTTGAAGCTTCTTTGTTTGTAACTATGTATTCACATATTACAATATTACCATCATCTAATTTTTTACCTAATACACCATCGCCAAAATATATTTCATATCTTTCATCTTCACTTTCTTGTAAAAAATAAACTTTTGATGTTGAATTTATAGAAGTTAATCCTGTTGTTTTAGTAAAAGTGTTTGTAGTAGAATCAGTAGATGAATTTTGTACTTGTACTTTTAAAGTTGTCATGTCTGCTAACTCACTAGGTATAATAAATCTTTGGTCAGGATCAGAACTATCTACTGTATATCTAAATGAAACTAAAGTACCTTCAAAAATATCTACGTTTGAAAAAGTGTAAACACCATCTGAAGGTGTAATTGTAATTTCGGCATTTGTTAGATACTGATAAGTTACATCATCAACTGTTGTTTCAAACGCTGTACCTTTTGCCATTGTGATTGACGCCGTACTTGTAGGTACATTATTAATAGTAATAGAAATATCTGCTACAGGTGATTTTGCCGAAGTAGGTGTATAACCTAACATCTTAGCAATTGATACAATATTTTTTCTTATATCTGCTGAATCTAAATACATTTCATTTGCTAACATATTAGCATTGAAACCTAGATAGTGTGTATTATATGATAACAAATCTAAAAGAACAGCGAAACCTGATCCTTCAAAATTGTAGTCTGAAAATTCTGGTTGATTTTGTAAGAATGTTTTTAAGTTAGATTTTATATTATCAAAATCTAAATCTGATACTGCTAATTTATTACTTGCCATTTTATCTTAATCTTTCTAAAAAAGTTTCTACTGTTACAGGATCAGGATGTCCTACTACATAAAAACTTATTTTTAAATCGTATGCGTTTCTATCCAAGTCAGGTCGAGCAAGTATTTGTTGTACTCTTACTCTAGGTTCAAAATTTTTTAAAACTTCACCTACATGTCTTTGTAAATTTAAAGCAGTTAATGGTGTAACTGGTTCAAATAACATAGCACGAACATTACAACCTAATTCAGGATGAAAAGGTCTGTCAAAGTGATTAGTTTGTATTAAGTTTCTAACACTTCTTTTTACAGCCTCAACATTTGTTAATTTATTTACATCATTACTAACAACATTACGACCAAAATCTAAATCTAAATCTTTATAGATTCTATTTGCTCTTTTTGAGTTGTTTATATTTGTAGCATCATAACTTGGCATAACACTAATATTTATACTGATTATCCTGCGTTTACGTTAGAACTTCCACTTGTCATAGCACCAGCGTCTGTTGAATCCCCAACTCTTGCTACAGCAATACCATGAACTCTAACAGTTGATGATCCTACGTTTACATTTGCTACATGTGGGGCACAAGGTGGTAGAGGTGGAAAAGGATGTGATACAGTAGGATCGCCTACTCTAGCAATCAATATACTATTTGCTCTTACAGTTGATTGACCAGGCGTATCAAGTGTAGTAGTAGCAGTACATATATGTCCTGTACTTAAACTATCACCTTGACGACTGATTGCTGGCATTATTTTCCTTGTCTATTGTAAAATTTAAATGATCTTTTACGAGATTTATTCATAGAACTAAATTTAACACCTTTTCGTCTGCCTTGTGATGTCTTTTTAGGCACACTAACATGTGCTACAAACGATTTTGCTAATCTTGCCATTATCTACCTAACTTTTTCTTTCTACCTAAAGGTAATTGTATTGAACTTATGATTTTTTTACCTTTTTTACTAATATATTCAAATCCTATAAGTTGATTTTTAAAGTTTTCTTGTACAGACTTAACTGCTTTCTTAAAACTTGTGTTTTCTTTTTCTTCTTCTTGTCCTTTATCATTCCAAAACAAGAATTTTCTCATTTTTGCCATTTTTTATGCTCCATTAAAACTATCAATGTCTAAACTATCATATTCTGGATCACCTGGACCGAAAAAGTCGTCATTTTCACAACGGCAATGTTTACAGCACTCTATTTCTGTTCCTTTGTCGTATTCTTTCATACAACTTTTGCCACAATGACAAATATGACCGCAATTTAAACAATTTTTACTCATACGACTATTTATCTTAAAAATCGCAACGCATTTTTCCGCTTTTTAAGTTAGTTTCACTTAAATTTTCTTTATTTTCTAATGCTGATTCGCCAATTTTCTCAAAATCAGGTGAAATTTTACAATTTATTGACTTTTTAGAACAAGACGAGAACAAAATGAGAACAAATGTAAGAAAAATTAGGGATTTTTTCATATTTTTTTTGATTTTTATGCTTTTTTTGCTTGATTTATAGACGAATCTATGGTATAGTATGTATATATGAAAAACAAAAACACTAATAAAAAGGAAAACACTATGAAAAAAAAGATATATGAATATATGACCTTAGTATTTGCTACTTTAGGTACATTTGCTATGGTATCTGCTGTAGGTGCTATAGAAACAGATCAATATTTACTTGCTGGTTCGGCAGTTAGTATCGGATTTGCTAGTTATGTAATGAGTTTATTTTCTCAACAATTATATTCGGAGGCAAAATAATGACAACAGTAACTAAAACAGCTGAAAACTTATATGAAGGTATTGCTAATATGATGGCAGGTGCCAAAGAAGATTATAAAAATATGTCAACAGGTTATGGTAAAAGAGAACTTACTGGTTATTCTAAAGAACAAGTTGACAATTGGGATAGTAAAACAAAAATAACTATGGGTAAAAAGTACATTAAGATTGTACAAGATACTGGAGTTTTTTGTTTTGTTGTTAAAGAAAACTTTAAACATTTTTTAAAAGGTGATATATTGAAAGCCGCTGGTTACAATGCGCCTGCCTTAAACAGAGCTAGAGGTAATGTATTAACTGGTAATTATAATATTCAATGGACTGGTCCATTGTATTTAAAGTAGAAAGGACACTATG